CGGCGGCACCAAGCGCGTGTAGAGCGTATGTTGACAGGTGGGCTACTGCGGGGGTAGCCTACCTTCTCATGGGACAGAAGGTCGCCAGCGACCCCATCTAGACTCCCCGCACCCTCATCAGGGCCAGCGTCGTAACAAACGGCGTAGTTTTCATTCCACCTGATAGGGGGCACTCATGGCCTTTGCCAATTCTCAAGTCAGCGACATCATCGCTACGACGATCCAATCGCGTAGCGGGATCATCGCGGACAACGTAACGAAGAACAACGCGCTCCTGCGCCGCCTGCAACAACGGGGAAACAGCAAGCCGTTCTCCGGCGGTAACGTCATCATGCAGGAACTCAGCTTCGCGCAGAACGCGAACGCCGGGTGGTACAGCGGGTACGAGACTCTGCCTGTGGGAGCGCAAGACGTTATCAGCGCCGCCCAGTTCGACATCAAGCAAGCGGCCTGCCCGGTGACGATCTCCGGTCTGGAAATGCTGCAAAACTCCGGCAAGGAGCAGATCATCGACCTGCTCGAAGGTCGCATGACGGTTGCCGAAGACACGATGGCGAACCTTGTTGCTGCGGGTCTGTACGCTGACGGCACTGGTTACGGCGGCAAGGAACTCACCGGCCTGCTCGCCGCAGTTCCGGCGAACCCGGCTACCGGCACCTACGGCGGTATTGATCGTGCCGTGTGGACGTTCTGGGCGTCGCAGCTTTACAAGGGCACGACGACTGGCAGTGCAGCGATCAGCGCATCGAACATCCAGACGTACATGAACCGTTTGTGGGCCAAGCAGGTTCGCGGCCAGAATCGGCCTGACCTGATCGTGATGGACAACCTGATGTGGGCGTTTTACATGCAGTCCCTTCAGGCGATCCAGCGTTTCAATTCGCCCGACACCGGCAATCTCGGTTTCCCGTCCATCAAGTTCATGGACGCCGATGTGGTTCTGGACGGCGGCTTGGGCGGCAACATGCCCGCGACGGTGGCGTACTTCCTCAACACGAAGTACATCTTCTTCCGTCCGCACCGTGACCGTAACTTTGTCGCGCTCGACCCGGGCAAGCGGTATTCGATCAATCAAGACGCCGTGACGCAGATTCTCGCGTTCGCCGGTAACTTGACGACCTCGAATTCGTCCCTGCAAGGTCGGCTGGACAACACGTAACCGTCCACCCCCCCAACCCTTCTATTCAGGAGAAACAGCTATGGTTGCTGCTCTGACTACCCCAATGGCAGGCGCGGGCCTGTCCCAATTGTGGAAGCCCGATGCCCGGGCCATCAATACCACGGGCGACGGTGACAAGTACGCCCCGTTCACACTCGGCACCCGTGCCGTTACGGCTGACTTGGCGAAGGGACTCGCGCAGTTTGTGCGCGTAGGTTCGGGGCAAATCCCGAACGCCAACGGCACCACGCCTATCGGGGTGACAAACGGCGTGACTGTGGCCGCTGGTACAGGGAATAACTGGTACAACCTGACGGGCTTGACGCCTGTCGCGGGCGACTACCTGTTCCTCGCTGCTGCGGAAGCCACTGCGTAGTAGTCGTACCCCTCGGTCTGGTGGGCCTTCCCCTCGGAGGAGCGGGAGTTCCGCCGATCCGAGGGGTTTTTTCCATCTAAAAACAAAACTACACAAGGCCAACCCAATGTCTCTCGAACAAACGCTTGACGAACACAGTTTCGACAACCGCTTCGCAATGGACGACAAACTGTATGTTGTGTTCTCTGTGAAGGCGATCAAGAACGAAGGAAAAAGTGATCGGGAGGGTCGTCCTATTTTCGACGACGTTCCGCACATTCGCATCCATGTCCCCGGCGACAAGAACAGCATCGCGGAACGTCCGGTGACCGATGAGGACAAGGTGCGTTTCGCTTCTCGGTGGGAGAAGTTTCAGAAGAATATGGAGCAGTCCCCCGAAGGTACACCGTTGGAGATGTGGCCTCAACTTTCCATTTCGCAGGTGTACGAGTTCAAGGCGCTCGGCGTGATGACAGTGGAACAACTCGCTGCGATGAGCGACTCCCATGCTGCGAAATTCATGGGCGGTCACGAAATCCGGCGGCGTGCCGATGTCTTCATCAAGCTCGCCAAAGACACTGCGGAAGCACAGCGTGTTGCGGTGCTGAATGACGAACTGACCACGCGCCTCGCCGCGCAGGATGAGCAACTCCGGCAGATGGCGGCGAAGCTCGAAGCGCTGACAGATGAGCGGCGCGGGCAGAAAGAGAAGGGCAGCATCACCGGGGCCATTGGGAAAGCTCTCATGGGCAACTGATGGGCATAGTCAACCGAATCCAGAACGCATGGACACGGGAACAAGCGTTCAACCCGGGGACACTCGTATTGGTCCCCGGGCCGCTCCGCACCGTCACCAAAGACGGACTGTTCGAGTACGACGGCACCAAGCTGTATTTCACTGTGGGAACGGTTCGCAAGGAAGTAACACTGGTCTAGGAGCGAACAATGGCGTACCCGCAACCGACGATTCTCCAACAATGCCAATCGGCCCTGCGTGAACTTGGTCTTCCGGTAGTAGATACTGTAGCTCAAGCGAGCGACTCCACCGGCCAGCAAATCTTCGGTCTGTGGAACGCTCTCGGGCAAGAACTCTACGAAAAGTATCGGTGGAAGGAACTCGAAAAGCACTTTTCGCTGACCACGGTACAGAACCAAGAGGCGTACCCTCTACCCGCTGACTGGGCCGGTCCCATAGACCAGACAGAGTGGGACCGCACGAACCACTGGTCACTCATCGGGCAGGCCACTCCGCAGCAGTGGCAAACGCTCAAGAGCGGCATCGTCGCGCTCGGCCCACGCCTGCGCTACCGCTACATCAACGATACCGTCGAACTGTTCCCGACCCCGACAGTAACGGGTGGCAATGTGTTTGTCCCCTTCACACTCGACTTCATGTACTACGCGAATGGGTGGGTGGTCGATGAGGACGGGAACACTGCACAGTCCGCAATCTCGGATGCTGCCACGTGTATGTTCAACACCCGCATGATGATCAACGGGATCAAGTTGAAGCTGTGGCAGATCAAGGGATTCGACACTACTGCGTTGCAGAACGACTTTGACATCATGTTCAACCAAGCGATGAGCCGCAATCAGGGCGCTCCTCGGCTATCGCTATCCCCGCGTGTGTCGCCGATTTACATTGGTCCGTGGAACATCAGTGATGGTAACTGGAACACTGGACCGACAGGGCCATGAACCCGTGGCTGAACACTCCCCGTCGTGCCGTCATCAAGACGGCCAGCGTCCCTGCGCCTGTTGGGGGGTTGAACGCTCGGGATAGTGTGGCGGCAATGCCGCCCACGGACGCGATTGTGTTGAAGAACTGGTTTCCGTTCCCCTATGCCTTGACCATGCGGCAAGGGTGGAAAGAACGTGTGGTTGGGATGACCAGTGGCACCAACCCCACCATCGCGGAGTTCAGCCCCATTTCTGGGACGCCGACAGTCATCGCGTTCACCGGAGGGAAGGTGTATGTCATCACCTCCACCGGGCCAGCACCCACTGCCAGCATCACCGGTATGTTGAGCGATTACTGGCAGACCACGATGTTTTGCAACGTGGGCGGTAACTACCTCTACTGCGTGAACGGGGTGGACAGTCCGCGTATATACAACGGCGTGGCGTTCACCACGGTGCTCGAAGACCTGACCCCGCCCCCCGCCGGGTTCGACATTTCCGGTATTGACCCGAAAACGTTTGTTGATGTGGCCGTGCATCAGAGGCGTTTGTGGTTTGTGCAGAAGAACAGCACGCAGGCGTGGTTTCTGCCGGTGGATCAGCTTGGTGGTGTGGCGCAACCGTTCGAGGTCGGTCAGCTATTCAAGTTCGGCGGCTACCTCATGGCGATCTACACGTGGGCTGGCGACTCTGGCGACGGGATGAACGATAAGTTGGTGTTCATTTCCAGCAACGGAGAGGTCGCAGTCTACAGCGGTACTGACCCGGAAGACGCGGCTTCGTGGGGCTTGGAGGGTGTGATCCGTCTGGGCGCTCCCGTGGGCCGTCGCTGCGGTGTGAGCTACGGCGGCGATCTCATTTTGCTCACGGCGAACGGCGCAGAACCATTGTCGAGGGCTTTTCAGAGTACGAAGGTCAACACAGCAGACAACCTCACCGACAAGATTCAACATACGATCAGTTCGTTGATTTCTGAGCACTACGATAAGGTGGGGTGGGAAATGCTGCTTTTTCCCAACGAGAATCAGATTTGGATTGTCGTGCCCATACCTGCGGATCAGGGCGGCGTGACGGTCTACGCAATGAACACGATCACTGGCGCGTGGTGTCAGTTCACGAACATGGACATACAGTCCTCGTGCCTGATCGGCCTCAGTCCGTACTTCATCACCAAAGACGGGCGTATGTGTCAGGCGTGGACTGGGTACTTCGACAACGTGCCGTGGAACGAGACGATTGGTGATCGGATTGAGTTGGAGGTGGTCACGGCGTACAACTACTTCCAGTCGATGGGAATAACGAAACGATGGACGATGGTGCGCCCGATATTTCAGGCGGGGGCGGTCCCCGCGTCTGCGATAAAACTGGAAGTGGACTTCGAGGTGGTCGAGCCTTTGGCACCCAGCGTGATACCCCAACCGTCGGAAGATTACATTTGGGACCAAGCGATTTGGGACGCGGCAAAGTGGGACGTGCGGTACGGGCGTTACCGTCGGTGGCAGAGTGTCGAGGGAATGGGCTACGCGGCGGCAATGCACATGGTAGTGGCGCAGGATGTGGAGACACTTTGGGCCGCAACGGATTTTGTGTATGAACTCGGTGGCACGGTTTAGGCTCACAACAGACAGGGGTCGGGTCAGCGACTTTTGTGCAAGGTTGTTGGAAACAGAGGGGTGGGCAAACCACACGGCAGTGGGGCTGGAGAGAGGTGGCGAGATCATAGCGGGGGTGGTCTACGAGAACTACACGGGACCGAACATCTTCGCGCACATTGCCGGAATTCCCGGCAAAAGGTGGATGACTCGGACTTTTCTCCATGCGATTTTTCACTACCCGTTTGTTCGCCTTGGAGTGGAACGGATCACTGCTCAGGTGGAAGCAAGTAACAGCGATGCACGCAGGCTCAATGAACATTTTGGGTTTCAGAACGAAGCAGTGTTGCGCGGGGCGATGCCGTCAGGCGATCTCATCCTAATGGTGCTGTGGAAGAAGAACTGCCGATTCATTGGAGATACTCATGGGTAAGAAAGCCAAGACGCCAGCCGCCCCCGATTACGCGGCGCTCAACACACAACAAGCGGGTTTGAACAAGCAGGCCGCTACTGATGTGATGAACGCAAACCGCTACACGCAGGTCGGGCCCACTGGGTCCAGCAACGAGTGGGTTACAGACCCCGCTACTGGGAAGGTGACTAACAAAACTTCATTCGGCCCCACTGAACAACCTATTTACGAGCAGAACGCCGCCCTTCGCCTCAAGTATGGGCAGATGGGGAACACTGCCGCAGGGCAGTTCGCCAATCAATACTACGGCGGGTACGGTGGTGGTGGCGGTGGTGGCGGTATGATCAGTAGTTACGGGTACGGTGGCGGCGGTGGCGGCGGTGGCGGCGGTGGCGGTTCGGCCGAAGGACCGTCCCCTGTCAACAAGGACATCCAGAGGGACTTGGACTACTCCAAGCTGTCCCCGATGCCGGGAGACACTACGGCAGAGCGCCAGCAGGTGCAGGACGCCCTCTACAAGCGGCAGACGGGGTATCTGGACCCGCAGTACGCAGAGCAGCAGCGCTCCCTTGAGACACAGCTTGCCAACAAGGGTCTGGTCCCCGGCACTCCGGCGTTCAACAACGCCATGCAGATAATGAACCAAGCGAAGGAACGCGCCTACGCGGGTGCGCGTAACGACGCCATTACGGGCGGCGGCGCGGAGCAAGAGCGGTTGCAGAACATGATTCTGCAACTCAGGAACCAAGGAAAGAGCGAAGTGGATACGCTGGGCGCGTTCCACAACGCCGCGCAAGGTCAAGGTGCGGGCCAGTGGCTTACTCAGCACGGACAAGAAACCGCAGCGAACGCGCAGATTCAGTCGGCGAGCATCGGCGCGAGCACAGCGTCCGCCTCCGCGCAACTGGCGCACGAAGACCGCTCCCGGGCGCAGCAGTGGGCCGAGTTGATGGGCTACAACAGCCTGTCGCAACCAGACTCGGCCAACTTCAACATCGGTCAAGGCAACATGGGAGCGTACAACACGGGCGACGCTGTAGGTGCGGCACAGAAGGGGTATCAAGCACAGCTTGACGCCGCCAACGCGAAGAACGCCGGGCGTGCAGGCATCGGGTCCGGTATCGGCACGATAGCGGGGGGTGTTCTCGGCGCGTACTTTGGCGGACCGATGGGGGCGTCGGTGGGCGCGAAAATCGGCGGGGCGGCGGGGGGCTCTCTCGGCAGCGACCGGCGACTCAAGAGCAACATCGTCGCGCTCGGCAAGACGCCGGGGGGTCACAGCTTCTACGAGTACGACATCGCCGGTCGGCGCGAGCGCGGCGTGATGGCGCAGGAACTCCAACAAACGCTGCCTGAAGCG